TTTATCTTTAACTTGAATTACTACTTCCGCTTCCGTAGGATGTAATTCTTCTAACAGCTGTACAAATAATTGCTCTCTTCTTAACTGTGATAATCCTTCGTGTCCTCCTTCAATATAAAGATAAAACTTTCTAATATTTGGATATAAATATGTGGGATTATTTTCGTCTACTGAACCTATGAATGTCTTATACGGCGGAGTGCCTTCAGGTAAAGCAAATTTGACATCTGGATGAAAAGCATATTTTAACAATTCCTTTAAAGGGTTAGATTCATGTTCCAATAAAATCTTCTTACGTTCCGCAAAAGATTTTGCTGCAGCAATGTCTTCAAATATAAGTGGTATACTAAGTGCCATAAATTTAAAACTCCGATAAATTTTCAGTTAAGTTTTTTAATCTATGTTCCACAAAATATGTAAGTAATCGCCGTCTGTCTCCAACCTGTGTTTCATTAAATTGTTCAGTTATATTTATACAAATTGATTCAGGTACTTCACTTAAATCTATTAATTGTCTATTTCTATTTAGATTACGTAACATTTCATTATCGCAGAACATCTCTGGTTCTAAATCAAACCATGCTTCAATTTTCTTTTTAGTTATTGGTTTTTGTCGCCTACCTTCATCAATGAACACATTATCATCAGACAAAATATTTGGAACACCATCACCTACATCTCCCTTTACAAGTTTTTCATGGAGAGACCATTTAGCATCTCCTTCAACAAACTTTTTTTGTATAGGAGAATATTGTCTAACATTAAAGTGATGAAGTTGGATAAAATCTTTATCACTTGACAAGATTAACGTTCTTTCATTTGCTAGTCCTACTAAAACAGCAATAATATCATCGGCTTCTGCTTTATCTACTTGAAGGACTTTATATGGAAACCATTCTGTTAATTCTAATTTTAATAAGTTTAACTTATCATACAAATCTTGCCAATCAGTATCAGTTGTAGTTCTTATTTTCTTTCTTGCCGCTTTATAGTTTGGGAAAAGTTCTTTACGCCAAGATTTTCGATCATCACAACATAAAATCAATTCCCCATATTCATTTGTAAATTTATTTCTATATAATCGCAAAGTATTTAATACTGAAGGTCTCAATGCATTCATACTGACATCTCCATATTTTGCAGAAGTCATGTATGAACCTATAAAGATTTGCGAAAAATCAACTAGTAGTGCCATCTTTTAATTTTATTTGTTGTGGAGTTTTAATAGCATGTAAGAATTGCTGCCATTGACCACTCCGTAAACTCCAATTATAAAACATATCAAAATAACTTCGCTGTATTTTTAGAAGATTTTGTATGTCCTCATCCCAAAAATGTTCTATAGAACGACCTAAAATATGTCCATGTACTTGAGCATGTTTTTCCTTATCTTGTTCAAATCCATACATCCAAGGAAAGTTTGCTCCCGTTTCTGGTATAGCCCCAAGATTAGGAACTACAGATAAACATCCAGCAGCTGAAGCTTCAATTAAAGTAATGCAACTTGTTTCTTCATAAACACTTGGATATGCCATAATATGTTGTGTTTCTAGTGCTTTCCGTATTTCATCATTTGTAACCGTTCCGTGATAATTAACACCTTCTGTTTCTCTAGCACGTTTATATATGTGACGAAATTGTTCATCTAAATGTGGTCTATCATATAACTTAAAACTAGAAAAGATATTTAATTCTGCATTCAATCCTTCCTTGAGAGTATTCCTCATAAAATCCCAGGCGTTTAATAATACTTCAAGACCACGATGAGGTGTAGAAAAATAACACACATTTATTTTATCATCATCTTTTGGCTTTTCATGTTGTGGAATAGGTTTAATAGCATTTTGTATTACTACACCACGGTCATAAGGAAATCCTAGATATACATGAAATTGATATTGTTGCCAATGACTAACAAATACTATACGTTCAAATTTTTCTAAATTTTCTTTATTTTTTAAATGCTGTACTTCTGGATCTGATGCTAAATCATGTATCCAAAGAATTCTTGGTTTATCTTCTAAATTCCTAACTCTCGTACTAATAAGTTGAAATTCATCTAATAATCCAGATTCACGTTTTGCTACTTCTTCATAAAGCCACATTCTCATAAGTTCAGTACCACCCATAGCCTTTTCTGATATAGTAGCTAATTTCGAGGTTTCTGAATCTTCAGAAAAATCAATATTAAACTCCACTTTATCTTCAGGGTTTATTATTGATACGCTGGGAGTAATAGATTCTTTAGGTGAGACATCTTTGATTTCATTATCAAGATTCACTGCTTTGACCATGCATTTCCAATCATTAATATTATTATTCTATACTAGTATATAGTGTTATACAAAAGGGGGCCCTACAAACCATGCTACTAAAGAATATCTGATTCCCTTTGTTACAGGTGTAACTCTGTGATCCAAAAAAGAAGGAAACACAATAATTGATCCTTCTTCAAATCTTGGAACTTTTTCCATGTCCCCTAATATTTCAAAATCACCGCCTTCATAATCAGAATTAAGAACAATAGTCATTGAAAGTTTTCTAACAGAGTATTCGTTATGAAGAAGACGCATCTTGCTGAAGTTGAAGTCGCCATGTGAACCTATTCCATCTTTATGCCAATCATAAAATCCATCTTTAGTATATCGTGTTACTTGACAATCTTGAGCGGCAACTATATTATATTTCCATTCTGCTCGTCTATTTGCAGTAATCATATAAGGTGTGATTAAATCATAAACCCATTTATCACGTACCCATACAATGTCACTCTTTCGGATAGCAGCAAGTTTTTTACCTTTGTTTGCTGATCCTAATGTTTCAGCCTGATTCCACTTTCCTTTACCTAACTTTATTATTTTTTGACAAACTTCATGTGATAATTTTTTATCCCAAAAGTAATAATATGATACCATTAAAATTTTGATATAAATCTTGCGATGGGTTGTATAAACGGCAACAACCCTATTGCCATAATTGCATTTACCCCTGTATGAACAAGAGCTACCTGTTTTGTAATGCCTGTAGGCATTCCGTCACTTATTAACATTCCTGCTATCCATATCGTTCCGGTTGTACCAACGTTTGCTCCTAGTATCGCCGCAATTGCAGACGGTAGTGGTAATGCGCCCGAAGCTACAAGTCCTATAACTGCAGTTGTAGTAAGGGATGAAGACTGCCAAAGAAGAGTACATACAATTGCTCCTAAGAACATCCAATAAGGATTTCCTAGAAACCATTCAAGTTGTTCTAAATGACTCATTGATTTCATTCCACCTGAGAACATCTTCAAGCCAATATAAAATATGACAAGACCTAATAAAGTCTGAAAAATAGGATTGTTAAATTCCATAAAGTTCCTTGATTTATATTTCCACGAATCATAGAGTTTTCTATCTTTCTTTTTCATTTTTAACTTTGGAGCGAGTAAGAGGAATCGAACCCCTATTATCAAGTTGGAAACCTGAAGTATTACCTTTATACGATACTCGCTAATATTTAATTATTATACTATTATACTACACTTATTGAAAATGTCAAGTCTTTCTTAGTGGTACTATTTTAGATTCATCAATACCACCATGTTTCTCAATTACTTGGTCAATAATTGAACATGGTACATATCCATAAACAGTATCACAAAGAGCTTCGCTATCTTCCGCGTAGGATGTAAGCAATGTTTCTTCTGTAGACGGAAAACCGACTTCAGCTTCTTCATAACTATCTGCCACATCTCGTGGCTCACTATACAAAGATTGTCCTGCTTGAACAGACATTTTAAATCCATCCTTACAAATCACATGTGGAGTGTAAGTTCTGGTAAAGCCAATTCCAAATTTGTCAACTTTTCTATACTTTATAATAAATTCATTTATTTTCATATTTCTCCTTTGGAGTGTCCGACAGGATTTGAACCTGCATAAAACGGATTTGCAATCCGTTGCCTCACCATTCAGCCACAGACACATTTGGCTGCCTAGGCTGGGATCGAACCAGCGACATTCTGATTAACAGTCAGATGTTCTACCTCTGAACTACTAGGCATAATGTTCTAAGCTGGAAACTGTAATCCTTTTTCTTCCATTATATTGTGTATTTCTTCCCGAATATGGTCTAAAGCTTTGTGATCATATTCTTCAGGATGATATTTCAACAAAGTCCGTATCA